ACAATACCCCTTAACGGGGCATTGTATTCTTTAAAACTATATTACAATCGTTATGCAAAGTAGTGGAATTGATCCATTTCTTCGTCCTCAATTGAAATACTTGCGTTTGCATCAACTGTTACACCCATTTGTGTAAGTGCTAATACTAATTGTTCTTTTGTACTGAATGTACGGTCAACAATACTATCGTCAAGTTTAGTAATATTGCTTCCATTCCATAATGCAATTGTGTTTAAATATTCAGTTCCAAGTTGTGTTTTATTAATTAAGTTTGCCATTAGTGTTTCTCTCCGTTTAATGAAAGGCCTGCCAGTTGAAATGCTGTGACCATTTGTGCTTTCTTTGCTATTGATTCGTGCTTTGGTAAGTTAATTGCGTGTAAATGTATTTGAATGTCGTTAGCTGTTGCTGACGGACAATGCTTATTAAACCATTCACTATTTGCAATTTCGTTGGGGGTGCGTTGATCGCTTCGTACTTCAACAAAGTACTTGTCTTTTATTTGAATTGTGCGTAAATTGTATGCCATTAATAGTTCTCCTTTGTGTTAACTATACTACTATTATACAATAGTATTTATGCAATGTCAACCTTTTTTGGTTATTATTGGATCATACAAATAGTGCTAAATGTGGTGGAAGTAAACTAATCTTCTCTTGTGGTACAAAGAACAAATCCATTTCGCCTCGTCCTTCCTTGTGAGTTCGCAAGTCAATCCAACCGTTAATCTTTGAACAGCAACGATAGTTAAGAGCATCAAACAAGTCAGCAATGTCAGTGCGAGCATAGTTAAACTTACGGCATTGCTTCTCAACTAATTCTAATTGTAGTACTGGACGATTGGTTGTTATAGTTTGCATTGCTCCTTGTAATACAAACAGTTCATACCCTTCTACATCTATCTTAATAAAGCCAACTTGAGTAAACTTGTATGAGTCTAGTGTACGCACATCTACATCTACTGTAGCTTTAGTAGTGCCTCTACTTCTAGGGTTCTTGTCAAAGTGTTGTAAGTGGTTATGTCCGCCATTGCGAGGATGTGTTATTATTTGTGTTGTCCTAGGTGTTTCGCCTAATGCACTTGTGTGAAGTGTTACGTTAGATACACTGTTGTCTCTTACAGTGTTTGTCCATAATGTTTGTGCTAACGGAGTCGGTTCAAAGCACTCAACAGTGTTAAAGCGTTTAGCATAGTGTATTGCGTTCACAGCATTGTTAGAGCCAATGTCAATACAACGCTGCCAGGATTGTACAATTGTTTGTGCAAAGTCCCAGTTAGTTGATTGATACTGTCCGTGCTGAAGTCTTCCGTAATACATTGTATCACCTTGCTCAATCCAGTAAATATTCCCGTCCTTGCTATGTATTGCTTCTATGTTCATAATGACGTATCCTTTGTAGTATTTATGCAAACTTAGATTTTACTCACGAAAACAGACTCCGAAGAGCCTGCTCGTAACTATACTACAATGTTTTGTTTGCCTATAAGCGTTATTGCCTATACATTAAGTATACTGTCAAATTGCTACATTGTCAACCGTTTTGCCACCATTTAAAATGAATTATGATAAATACTTTTATGGACAATTACGAATTTAAATATGCACTAAACAAGACACGCACAAGCCCAGCAGTTGGTCCAGGACGCACTGTTGATCGTAGCAAATGGATTAAAGGTCCTTGTCCTGTTAGACACGATAAGTACTATGCTTGGCTTAAACACCGCAGTCAAGCAAACTATCGCAAAGAGCCTCATACTTTAACTTGGGATCAATGGGAAACGCTTTGGACAGATGACTTGTTCTTACGTCGTGGAAAAGGACCAGACAGTGTTTGTCTTAAACAAATTGATCGCACGGTTGGGTGGGAAGTAGACAACGTAGAAATAATAGTTCGCAAAACACATTATAGTGGCACACGGATGATTGATAGATAATGATAGATCCCGGCTTTGATCCTTACGATACAATGATGCAGTTAATTGAAACAGTTAATTCGCAGGCACGATTACTTGAAGAAGTAGTACGAGCACACAATAAACACGAACGAAAGATGATTGCACTACAAGATCAAAACAACTTCCTTAGACACGAACACGAAGTAGACCGCAGCCAAATAGTAACAATTAGTAAAGCGTTAAATGAGTTAATGAATGATACTGAGTGATCCCCAACAAACTATTGCAAATGACAAGCATCGCTTTAAGGTAGTAGTTGCCGGTAGACGCTTTGGTAAAACATTCCTAAGTATCCGTCAGCTTTGCTATCATGCTCGCTTGCCTAATCAGAATATATTCTACATCACAAGTTCCTACCGTGCGGCAAAGATGATTGTATGGAAGCCTCTAAAAGAACGCTTACTAAATTTAAAGTGGGTAGTCAAGGTTAATGAAAGTGAACTAAGCATCACACTCAAGAATGGCAGTGTAATAAGTCTTAAGGGTGCAGAGAATCCAGATAGTTTACGTGGTGCAAGTTTAAGCTATGTAGTAATAGATGAAGTTGCAGACGTTGATGCAGACTTATGGATTAGTGTTATACGTCCAGCACTTGCTGATCAAAGAGGTGGCGCAATGTTTATTGGTACACCCAAAGGCAAAAGCAATTGGCTCTACGACTTGTACCTAATAGAAAAAGAACAATCTAAGATATGGGCTAGTTGGCAGTACACAACAATTGAAGGTGGCTTTGTTGATGAAGAAGAAATAACACAGGCTCGTGCAGACATGAGTCTTAAACAGTTCCGACAAGAGTTTGAAGCAACGTTTGAAACAACAGAGAATAGAGTTGCCTGGGCGTTTATTAGAGATGACAATATTAAAGAAGCACCTGACCACATTGATCACAGCATCATACATATTGGAATGGACTTCAATGTCAGTCCTGCAACTGCCGCTATCTTTGTTAAGGATGATGCAAAGATGTACCAAATAGACGAGATACTAATGTACTCATCAAACACCAACGAATTAGTTACAGAAATTAAAACACGCTACCCTAAGAGCAAGATATTTGTTTATCCTGATCCTAGTGGCAACCAAAGACGTACGAGCGCCGGTGGCATGACTGATCACACTATATTATCCAACGCTGGGTTTGTACTTAAAGCACCACGCAAGCACGATCCAGTAAGAGACAGAATCAATGCATACAATGCTCGTTTATGTTCAGCAGATGGCACTAATAACCTTTATATAAGTAGCACTGCTAAATATACAATAGAGAGTCTTGATAAATTTACATTTAAGGAAGGTACACAAGTACCGGACAAAGATAGCGGATACGATCATATGTTTGATGCGGCTTCATACTGTATCGCATATCTATTCCCATTAACACGGGACATAGATCCTGACAGTCAACAACCGCAACGCTGGGGCATTGCATTAGCATAAAAGGAAAAAAATAATGGACGCAATACAATTATTAACAACAGAAGTAGCACAAGCAGTAAGTGGCAACGCCATATACGATGCTTACAAAAGCCAATGGCGCTATATGTTGGAATCATACATGGGTGGAATGGAGTATCAGAATGCTCAACACCTTGTAAAATATCAATTAGAAACAGAAAGTGAATACCAGAACCGTTTAGATACTACTCCACTACAGAACCATTGTTCAAGTGTTATTAGTGTATACAACAGTTTCTTGTTTGGACAACAACCACAACGATCGTTTGGTAGTGTTAAGAATATGCCCGAACTTGAAGACTTTCTTAATGATGCAGACTTTGATGGACGCAGTTTAAACAGCTTCATGAAAGATGCGGCAACTTGGGCAAGTGTGTTTGGTCATGCTTGGGTTGTAGTAGCAAAGCCAGACATTGGTGCAACTACAAGAGCAGACGAGTTAGCACAAGGTGTTCGTCCATACCTAAGTTTACTTACTCCATTGGTTGTTCTAGACTGGCGTTATGCAAGAGCACCAAGCGGACGTTATCACTTAGAATACATTCGTTATGTTGAAGAAGTAAATGGTGATGTAAGTGTTGTTAAAGAATGGACTATGGAAACAGTTCGCACAATGACAATCAATACAACAGACGATGTGTTAATTGGTGATGAGCAAGTACCTAATCAACTTGGAACAGTTCCGGTTGTATGTGTGTACAACAAACGCTCAACAGTTAGAGGCATTGGTATTAGCGACATTGGCGACATAGCTGATGCACAGAAGTTTATCTATAACGCCACAAGTGAAATAGATCAAAGTATTAGACTAGACTCGCACCCGAGTTTAGTTAAGACTTCAGAAACAAATGCTGGCATTGGTGCTGGTAGTTTAATACACATGCCTGAGAACTTGGACCCAGGACTAAAGCCTTACATCTTAGAGTTTAGTGGCGCAAGCATTGACAAGATCCTAGCGTCAATTGAACATACAATTGAAAGCATTGACAAGATGGCTAACACTGGAGCAATCCGTGCAGTTGAAAGTCGTACACTGAGTGGCGTTGCAATGCAAACTGAATTTAGTTTACTTAATGCAAGACTCAGCGAAAAGGGCGGTGCTCTAGAACTAGGTGAAGAACAGATATGGATGCTATGGTCACGCTACATGGGCAAAGTATGGGATGGTGACATTGATTATCCAGACAGCTTTAATATTCGTGACAACCACAGTGACTTAGACTTGTACCTGAAAGCATCAACAGCAAACATCAACAGCAAAACATTCGCTAAAGGTTTACAGAAAGAAATTGCTAAACTTATCGTTGAAGACGAAGGTGAAATGCAAGCAGTTGTAAATGAAATTGAATCACAACCAAATGGCGTTGAAAATATGATGATAGAAATACACGACATGATGGATCCAGTTACTGGCGATGTTCGTACAGTTAGCACAATGGAACAGCATGAGTTACTTGTGTCACAAGGATGGGTTGAAGCAGTCTAATGGCAACTCAATCCCAAATAAATGCACATGATGCACTAATAGATAAACTTAGTACTAGGTTTGGTAAAGGATTGCGTCCACTGTTTACCAGTTTAGTAACTGAACTAGCATTCCTTGGAGCTAATCCTTCAAGGACGCAAG